CTATTAATAATGACATGGCTAATACGCTAATGTCAAATACATTGACGCGTGGATTTCGGGCAAGTACATATAATCTTGGTAACGCCCTATCCGGTACTGTATTAGTAGATGCATCATTGGGTGATGTACAATATGGTACAGTTGCGGGTAATGTTACTTTACAATTTGCAGGTTGGGCGCCGGCCGGGACACAGAGTAATGTTCAATTACAATTAGCAGTGTCTAACGCAAGTGCTGTAGTATCATTCCCATCGTCAATATCAAGTAATGCTTGTTTTGGTGTTACTACATTAGAAAACTATGCTAATATAGCAAGTATAGCTACTGTTAGTGTTCCTTATTCAGTATGTCAATTGGATTATCGTCTTAGTACAGTAGATTGCGGCGGTAATGTTTCAATTGAACCATACAACAGACCAAGAAAATCCACAGAAATACGCACAAGAACTCCGGCACCAACCGGATTTCAAGGTGATGTTGCTGGAACAGTAACAGTCGATACTAATTATATGTATGTTTGTACTGGTACATACGATTCAGGTAATGGTAATACTATATCCAAAACTGCCACAGCAACCACAACTGGTACTAATCTTGTTACATTGAATAATATAACGAGCCTAGTGGTTAATGCTCCGATTATCTTTACTGGAACTACTTTTGGTGGAATCGTAGCTGGCACAGTATATTACATAAAATCTATTGCGTCCCCTAATGTTACACTAAGCGACACACGTACTGCAGGCACTGCTGGGTCAGTGTTTCCTCTCAGTACTTCATCTGGGTCAGTGACAGCAGATAGCTATAATGGTTCAGTAATCTGGAAGAGAATTGCGCTTACTGCTTGGTAATACTTAGAAAAATATTAAGGGGTTGTTTCTGTAATAAATATTTACATGGAACACCCCTTTATCCACGACTTATCAGATAAGTCGATTGAAGACTTACAAACTACTATTTCTGACCTGACAGGTAAGCTTAATTTTGCTTATCGTATGGGTAATCAACCAATGGTAAATCAATTACAGATGGCTATACATAGCTATCAAAATGAATCTAGTAAGCAAATGGATGCATTACTCGCTAAACAAAATATTAACTCTCAGATTAATATCAAAAAAGAAACTTAACATGACTACTAGAATACTACGTGAATTTGCCTTTCAAGCAGGTGTTTATTTCGAAGATGCGTTTTCAATGAATATGTACAGCTTGTCTATATGTATGGATGTTGAAACTGACAGTATTAGAGAACAGAATATCGCAATGGAACGTATTAAATACTTTCTAGCAGAATCATTAGAAAGTAGTATCTTTGTAAATCAAGCTGAAACTAAGCTAATTGAAAAGTATACCACATGTGGATTTAAAGTTTGTACTCTGCCTAACGATCCATACGATCAAATAGTTACCATAATGTTGTTGGTAAAGCTTAATGCGATTGCTGAAGGTAGATTAATAGTTACTGATATTACTTTAGGCTCTCAAATGAGTGATGAAGTTAATTTTATGTATGATTTGGATAGCCCACTGGGCCCGTTTGAAGAACTTGGCTGGTGGGTCGATCCTAATCCGATTATCTCAGATATAGTAAAGACTAACAAGAAAGATAAGATTGTTAAATTGTTCAATCCAAACACATCGGCCTGGGCAGAAATTGATCTGTTATGGAAAGAGGTCGGCTCAGCTATTAGCTCAACAGAAATAATCTTCACCACTGAAAAATAACTTACCAAACAAGTTGACTCTTTATTCAACTTATGATAAACTATGTAAATGAAAACTGATATTTACGGTCAACAAGTCTATAGTGAAGCAGACCTATGTGATTTCTTTTTACAAGACCCAAGTCGTAATTTGAATCAAGTCTTGGTGGAGAAATCTATCCAGTTCGATGAGATTCTAGCAGTCGTTAACATTCCTAACTTCAAAGCGTATACGCAATCACGATTAGCGCCAGCTCAGTTTGACGAAGAAAAACAATCACACTGGTATATGCCAGATGAGTACGCACAATTTGATATAGCAAAATGGGTACTGGATCAGTGTAATGACGAAGCCGAGTTACAACGAGCTGGTGACGAACTATTAAAGTTTCATGATCGTGATATGTTTTCTCTGTTACAGTATCTCAAATATTTAGTAGATACCATGCGACAGTATAACATAGTTTGGGGAGTTGGTAGGGGAACACACACGAGCGGTGGGGAATATGAAGGTTAATTCGCGTGGCGACACCATCGATTCACTGGGCCGCGTAACTCAACCGGTAACTGACAAAGTAAATAACATGTATGCGCAAACAGTGGGTAATCGTTCTGCTCAAGTTAGATCCAAACCATCTAACTCAGTACCTGTACAACCCTCGACAGTTGCTCCCGTCAAAATCGATCTAAGTGAACTTACTGAGATTGAAGTTGAACTAGAAAGCAATCTGGAAGATGATTTGGCAGTAGAAGCTATCAAAGCTGAAGCTGACAAAGCTGAAGCCGCCAGAATCAAACCATCTAAGAAGTAATATGTCAAGACCCGCATACTCACCATCACAGATTCGAAACTTCAAAGCACTAGGTAAAACTATTGTTGTAACTGATATGAAGTTTGATGACCGTATTACAGCCAATGGTATTATTTTGA